TATCGCTACGACAGCTATTCGCGCCTCGTGCTTGAGAAGAAAGAGGACATGCGCCGACGCGGCGTGCGAAGCCCCGACGAGTGGGATTCGGTTGCACTGACCTTTGCTGAGCCGGTGGCGGAAGCCTACGCGGTATCGCTCGACACATACCCCACGGACTACTGATGGCCGAAAACGACACCGACCAGCTTGCGGAGATGCGCAAGCGGTATAGCCGTGCGCGCGATCATTGGGCGCCGATCTACGACCAGGCACTAGAGGACATCCGGTTCATTGCCGTCCCCGGCCATCAGTGGGACGCCAAGCTCAAGGCTCGCCGTGGTGATCGTGCCTGCTACGAGTTCCCCAAGCTCAAGGGGCATGTTCGCCAAGTGGTAAACGAGATGCGCCAGAACCGCCCCGGCGGCAAGGTGCGCGGTGTGGAGGAATCGGACCAGGCGCTCGCGGAGATCATGCAGGGCATGTGCCGCAACATCGAGTCGATGAGCAACGCCGATCAGGCGTATGACATCGCGTTCGAGCAGGGCGTGCAAGGCGGCATTGGCTACTGGCGGATGACGACCGACTACGCCTCGCAGGACGATTTCGACCTCGACATCTTCATCAAGCCCATACGCAACTTCGTAGCGGTGAAGTTCGACCCGGCGGCGGTGGAGATTGACCGCAGCGATGCCAACTGGTGCTTTGTCGAGGAACTCATCTCCAAGGATGACTTCGAGCGGCGCTATCCCAAGGCCGATCTGTCCGACTTCGACACGGACCACGAGTGCCGCGACTGGTGGGAGAACGGCCAGGTTCGCGTTGCCGAGTATTGGTACAAGGAGCCGGTCAAGCGCACGCTGCTCGCGCTGTCCAGCGGCGACACGGTGTTTGAGGATGAGGTCAAGCCGGAGGAATTGAAGGCCGCCGGTATCACCATCCTCAAGACGCGTGATGTAGACGACAAGAAGGTCTACATGCGCCTTGCCAACGGGCGCGAATTCCTCACCAAGCCTTACGAGTTCCCGAGCAAGTACATCCCCATCGTTCCGTGCTGGGGCGAGATCGAGAACATCGACGGCGAGGACCACATTCAGGGCATGGTCCGCCCGAGCAAGGACCAGCAGCGCCTACACAATGTGCATCGCACGGCGGCAATCGAGGCCGTTGCCAAGGCTCCGAAGGCACCGTTCCTGCTCAAGCTCAAGTGGATCAAGGGGCTTGAGCATTTCTGGAACAAGGCCAACGCCGAGGATTACCCGTATCTGCCGGTGAACGACCAAGCCGAGCAGATGCCGCAGCGTGCCACGCAAGCCGAGGTGCCCGCCGCACTGATCCAGCTTGCCGCACTGGACAACGACGACCTCAAGGCCGCCACGGGCATCTATGACGCCTCGCTGGGTGCGCGCTCCAACGAAACAAGCGGTATTGCCATCGGCCAGCGCAAGCAGCAGGGTGCCACGGCCACGTTCCACTACATCGACAACCTCGGCTATGCGATCCGGCAGACCTACCGAATCCTGATCGACATGATTCCGCGCGTGTACGACACGCCTCGCGTTGTGCGCATCCTGGGAGAGGACGGCGGAGCGAAGTGGAAGCAGCTCTATCACGAGGTGCAAGACCCAGAAACCGGGCAGCCGGTGGTGCTCAACGACATCAGCAAGGGCAAGTACGACGTAGTTGTCACGGTTGGCCCGAGCTTCGCCACGCAGCGCATGGAGTCGGTTGCGGCCTATGCCGAGATGGCGGGCCAGGTGGGCGCGCAGTTCCCGCCGCTGGCCGCGATCCTGGCCTACCAGGTGGTCAAGAACACGGACTTGCCGGGTTCTGAGGACGTAGAGAAGGCATTGCGCCGCGTGCTTGTGGGGCAGGGCCTGCTAGAGCCGCAGGAAGGCGACCAGCCGCCGCAACCGCCGCCGCCTGACCCTCGCGTGCAGGCCCAGGTGCAGAAGCTTCTGGCGGACGCTGACAAGTCCAAGGCGCAGGGTGCCAAGGCCGCTGCCGAGGCCAGCGTCATCCAGCCGCGTGCGGCCTCTGAGATCTACAAGAACGAGGCCGACGCGAACAGCCAGCACATGGACAACATGGAGCGCATCCACATCGCGCACATGCTGCAAATGCCCATGCCGATGCAGCCCGAGCAGCCCGCGCAGGGCGATCTAGCCGCACCCGTTTCACCGCTCCAACCGGGCTAAGCCCGAAGCGCACCGGCCCGCTTCGGCCGGAACCCGAGAGGATGACATGACCGACGAAACCACCATCGTTGATGGTGCGGGCGATGCTGCGCCTGCGACTAGCGAAGAAGTCACCAACGAAACCACTGTTGCCCAGGAAGGCGACACCCCGGAGGCCGACACCAAAGCGGCTGAGGAGGCCAAGAAGGCCGAGGAAGAGCAGGCCCGCAAGAAGAACCGCACCCGCGAATACATCAACCGCATCAACCGCGAAAACGCGGAGATGCGCCAGCGCCTAGCTGAGGCTGAATCCAAGGCGAAGGCGCCGACCCAGCCGGCACGCGAAGGCGCGCCCAAGCTGGAAGATTTCGATTTCGACATCGGGGCGTTCACTCAGGCACATACCGAGTACGTCCTGAAGCAGCACCAAGAGCAACAGAAGCAGGCCGACGAAGGCCGGCGACAAGCGGAACTCACGGCGACCTACAACCAGAAGGTTGCCGACTTCGCCGACACGCACCCGGATTTTCCGGAGGTTGTCGGTTCGATTGCCTACCCGCTTTCGCCCGCTATCGAGGCCGCGATCATGGCCCACGAGCTGGGACCTCAGATCGCTTACCTCCTTGGAAGTGACGACGACGCTGCTTTCCAGCTAGCCGCCGTGCAGCCGCACCTGGCTGCCGCCGCTGTGGATCGCATCGCATCGCGCCTGGCATCCGCGCAGCAAGTGACGCCAAAGCCAACTCCCTCCCCCAAGCCCGTGACCAAGGCACCCGCGCCGGTTCCCACCGTGAGCGGTCGCGCACCTGCGGAAACCCCGCCAGAAAAGCTGACCGACGACGAGTGGTTCAAGCGCCGCCGCAAGCAGGGCTGAGCCAAAAGGTAATCGATCATGAGCAATACCCTTCTTACTCACCAGATGCTGGCCCGTGAAGCGGCGGCCATGCTGGTCGAGGAAGCCAACCTCATCAAGAACATCAACACCGGCCGTTCGGACGAGTTCGGCCAGAACATCCAGGGCTATCAGAAAGGCGATTTCGTAGACATCGGCGTGCCGAACGTGCCGACCGTCTATGACGGCGCGAGCTTTGCCGGTGGCGGCTCCGCTCCGGACTGGACCGAGCAGAAGGTGCGTTTGCAGCTCACCAAGCAGAAGCACGTACCCGTGGCGTTCACCGCCAAGGAAAAGAAGCTCAACCTGACCGATTTCAAGGCCCGCATCCTCAAGCCGGCCATGCAGTCGCTGATCTCCATCGTGCAGGCGGATCTGCTCAGCGATTTCGTCAAGTCGGTCCCGAACGTAGTGGGCACGTGGGGCACCGTCCCGAACACCCGCACGACCTACGCCCAGGCTCGCGCCAGGCTGGAAAACTTCATGGCGCCCGATGGCGACCGGACGGTGCTGTTCTCGTCCGATGCCAACGTTGCCCTTGCCGAAGCCAACGCCTCGCTGTTCCAGGCGCCAGGCGTTAGCAAGACCTTCCAGGATGGCAAGGTTGGCGAATATGCCGGGTTCGACTTCTACGAGAACCAGTCGATGCCGGTTCTGGCCCTGGGCGCGGGTACGGGTTACCTGGTCAACGGTGCGGGGCAGGGTGGCAGCACGCTGACCGTGGACACCGGCACGGGCGCTCTGCCCAAGGGCACGGTGTTCACCATCGCGGGCGTCAATGCGATCCACCCGATCACGGGTGCGCCGCTGGGCTATCTGCGCCAGTTCGTCGTTACGGCGGATTACGCGGGCGGCGCGGGCAGCGTGTCGATCTATCCGGCCATCGTTCCGAATTCCGCCACGGTGGTGGGTACGGTCGATGCGGCTCCGGCGGATAACGCGGCGATCACCGTGTTTGGTACGGCCTCGCAGTCCAAGCGCCAGAACCTGGCGTTCCACAAGAACGCGTTTGCTGCGGCCTTCGTACCGCTGCCGGTACTCGCCTCGTGCGAGGGCTACACCGCGACGGTGCAGGGCGTGTCGGTGCGTGTCATGACCTTCGGTGATGGCGCTAACGACATCGAGCGTACCCGTATCGACGTGCTGTATGGCAATGCGACGGTCCGCAACGACCACGCCTGCCGCATCACGGAGTAACGGTCTTGGCGGGCGTCCTTCGGGGCGCCCGCTTTCTTTGGAGCCATCCAATGCATCAGGAATACCCGCACATGGTCTACCGCGATGGCGCGGTGGGCGATGACTGGCTGATCGTGGCTGACGCCGACGAGGAAGCCAAGGCAGCGAGCAAGGGTTATGTGCGCCTTGACGCACCCAAGCGCCGCAAGGCCAAGGGGCAGGAATGACCCAGGTCGCCGACATCCTGCGCGATGCGCTGGGCCATCTGCGCGTCACGGATGCCAACGGCCCGCTGGACGAGAACGACGCGGCAGATGGCATTTCCGCGCTCAACCGCATGATGCGCCTGTGGGAGGTCGAGGGTCTTTCCCTTGGCTGGCAGGACGTGTCAGAGCCTACGCAGGACATGCCGACGCCGCCGGAGGCTGACGAGGCCATCGGAGCCGGCCTGGCGCTGCGCCTGGCTTCCAAATACGGCAAGCCGGTCGATCCTGGCGTCGCTGCGATGGCGGCCAATGGCGAATCCTCGCTGCGTGCGCAGATCGCCTCCAACACGCTTTTGCGCGTGGTCTATCCCGATCTTCCGGACGGTGAAGGCCAGCCCTTCGGTTGGCATCGCGGCTGGCGCAATGGGCTTGTTGGCTGATGCGCTGGCAAACACTCAATATCGTCGGTGGAGCCTATGCCGACGACAACCTGCCGTGGTCGCACCAGGACTGCGTCAACTACATCCCGGTCAACGCCGAGCAGGAAGGTACGCGCTCGCCGTCGCTGTTGCGCTGCCTGCCGGGCCTTAAGCCCTTCGCTACCTTAGCTGTCGGCGAGATCGTCGGCGGCCCCATTCGCGGGGTGCGCAACGTGGAGGGCAGGCTGTTCGTTGTATCGGGCGGCCATCTCTTTCTCGTAGCGCCCAACGGCACCCCGACCGCCATCGGCTCCATCCCTGGCGTCACGCGGTGCAGCCTGAGCCATAACCAGATTGCCGGCGGCAACGAGGTGGTGATTTCCAACGGGCAAGCGGGTTACGTCTACAACACCGTGACCGGCGTCCTGTCGCAGATCACCGATGACGGATTCCCGGGCGCGCTGTGCTTCGACTTCGTTGATGGCTACATCCTAGGCGTCGAGCCCGGCCGGCGCTTCGCCTTCACGTCCGACCTTGCCGCCGCAAGCAGCTACAGCACGCTGGACCAGTACGAGGCCGAAGGATCGCCCGACAAGCTCATGGGGCAGGCGGTCACGCACCGTGAATGGTGGCTCATGGGCGAGCGCACCATCGAACCATTCATCAACACGGGCGCCGCTACGGGCACGTTCCAGCGCTCGCAGGGCACCGTCATGGAAGTCGGCCTTGCCGCGACCCATGCCGTCGCCACGATGGACAACTCGGTGTTCTGGCTTGGCGGCGATGGGATCGTCTACCGGGCCAACGGCTACACCCCGCAGCGCATTTCAACCCATGCCATCGAGCAGGCCATTGCGCGCTGCAACCGCTCCCAGGCGTTCGCCTTCACCTTCGAGGACCGGGGCCACAAGGTCTTTTACCTGACCTTCCCAGACGGCCATACGTGGGGCTACGACGCCGCAACGGGCCAGTGGCACCGGCGCGAGTCCTATGGCCTGAATCGCTGGCGCATCAACACGCTGACCTATTGGAACGGCGTATGGATCGCGGGCGATTACACGACCAACAAGCTCTATACGCTCGATTGGGATACCCAGGACGAGGACGGCCAGCCGATGGAGCGGCGCCGCATTAGCTCCGTCGTCCACGACAACCACAACGCCATGATCATCAACGGCGTCACCTTCGACATGGATACGGGGCTACCCAGCCACGACGAGTGCTTTGTCGATGTCCGTTACTCCAAGGACGGCGGCCGCAACTGGTCCGACTGGCGAAAGCGGAGCCTAGGGTCTACCGGAAGCTTCATCAAGCGACTTGAGTTCCGACGCCTCGGCATGGGCCGCCAGTGGGTGTTCGACATCCGCGTAACCGATCCCGTCCGCGCTGACCTGATGGCCGGCGCGCTACTTCCCGAACCCACGGATAGCTGATGGGCCATTACACCGTGCAAATCCTGCCTGACGAAGGCGGGACGGGCGAGCTTGCGCCGCTTCCGAACAAGCCCAGCCTGCAAACGATCCAGAAGTTCGAGCAGTGCCTACGAAAGATGCCGGGCCAGCTCGATTTAGAGACTACGCATCACTTCGCCGATGGGCTGTACGGACGAGAAATCTTCATCCCGGCTGGGTGCGTTCTAACCGGAAAGATCCACAAGGGCGAACACCTCAACTTCCTCATGAAGGGAGACATAACCGTCTGGACTGAGGACGGGATGAAGCGTCTGCAAGCCCCCGCCGTGGTCGTCTCCAAGCCGGGCACAAAGCGCGTGGGACTCGCCCACGCCGACACGATATGGGTGACGGTCCACGCCACCCGTGAAACCAGTCTGGACGCGCTCGAAAGCGAGTTGATCGTTCCAGAAGAACAAGCCATTGAGGTTTCGGGAGACAAGCTATGTCATGGGTAGCAGTCGCCATCGGCGGCGCGGCTGTCGTGGGCGCCATTTCGCAAAACAACGCATCCAACAAGGCGGCCAGCGCGCAGAAGAATGCAGCTAACGCGGCGATTCAGCAGCAGGAGCTGAACTACAACCGCACCGCAGCGAACCTCAATCCATACATCGACGCGGGCGGATCTGCTCTTGCCCAGCTTCAAAAGCTCAACAGTGGCGATTATTCCAGCTTCAAGGAATCGCCCGACTACCAGTTCACGCTCAACCAGGGCTTGCAGGGCCTAGACCGCTCGGCGGCGGCTCGTGGCT